ACATTTAGAGAAAGCAGCTAACTATTCAAGTATAGAAGCTTTATCTATTGACTTTGTAAGATTTACTTTACAACCTTATTTAGTTTTAATAGAACAAGAATTAAACAGAAAGCTATTTAGAGAGAATGAGCTAGAAAATTATTTTATTAGATTAGATTCCAAAGGTTTATTAAGAGGAGATTCTGCTGCAAGAGCTGACTATTACAGAGAGATGATTTCTATGGGTGTTTTATCTATTAATGAAGTTAGAGTAATGGAAGATTTAAATAGAATTGATGAGGGTAATGTTCATTATTTCCCTTTAAACTTTGCTCCAATAGGAACGACAAACGAGTCTGAGTAATGGCTTTAGCTGATATAAATACAAAGCCGACTCAAGAGATGGCTAACGAAGCAGAACAAGCTTTAGAATGGAGAGCAGAGTTTGGAAGAGGAGGAACTGAAGTAGGAGTTGCAAGAGCAAGAGATTTAAAAAATAGAGTTAATCTATCTATAAGAACGATTAAAAGAATGTTCTCTTATTTAAGCAGACACGAAGTAGATAAAAAGGGAAAAGGATTTTATAAAGGAGATGAGGGTTTTCCTAGTGCTGGAAGAATTGCTTGGGGATTGTGGGGAGGAGATCCTGGTTTTGCTTGGACTAAAAGAAAAATAAAAGAAATAGAAGAAGAAGAAAATAGAAATATTATGAAAAATAAAGAAATTAGAACTTTTAATTTATTAGATATTGAATTAAGAAATGATAATGGAGTTAATACTGTTGTAGGTTATGGAGCGGTATTTAATTCTGAATCTAATGATTTAGGAGGATTTGTTGAGTATATTGCTCCTGGTGCTTTTGATGGCAGATTAGAAGATGATGTAAGATTTTTAATTAATCATGATGGTTTACCTTTAGCAAGAACTATTAATAATACTTTAAGATTGTCAGTAGATGAAAGGGGTTTAAAGTACGAGGCAGATATGCCTGATACAACTTTAGCTAATGATTTAATGACTTTATTAAGAAATGGAACTATAAGCCAGTCTAGCTTTGCTTTTACTGTTGAAGAGGACTCTTGGGAGAATGTAGAGGGTAGAAACATTAGAACAATTAACAAAGTATCTAGATTATACGATGTTAGCTCTGTAACATATCCAGCATATAATGAAGCTGGCTCTTTTGCTTTACGCTCTTTAGAGAATTGGCAAAAAGAACAAGAAGAAAATAAACTAAATGAGAATTTAGAGAAAGAATTAAAAGAGGTACAAAAAGAAGAAATAGATTTAAGAAATCGCAACCTCACAGAAATGCGATTGAAAGTCTTAAAAAACAAATAATTTTTAATATGAAAAATAGTAAATCTTTATTAGAAGAAAGAGCTATAAATGTTGAGAAGATGGAAGCTCTAGTAGACTTGTGTAAAGTTGAGGAAAGAGATATGACATCTGAAGAACTAACTAGCTTTGATTCTTTAAATGAAAAAGTTGAATCATTAAATTCAATGGTTGAAAGAAGTATTAAGTTTGAAAACTTACAAGCTTCTAAAGTAAAAAAGAATGCTCCAGTATCTGAAGAGGTAAGAGCTTCTAAAAATTGGTCTTTATTTAAAGCAGTAAATGAAATCCGTAACGGAGGAAAATTAACTGGTTTAGAAGCAGAAATGCACCAAGAAGCAGAAAAAGAGGGTCGTAAAGCTATTGATGGTATTGGTATTCCAACAATGCTACAAGAAAAAAGAGCTATTGACCAAACAAACTCTGCTATCGCTCCAACGGCAGTAGGTGCTTTTGTTGATTCTTTACAAGAAGCTGGTTTATATTCTAAAGTAGGTATTACTGATTTAGGTACTGTTGCTGCTGATACTGTTCTTCCTATTGCTGGTGGATCAACTGTTGGTTGGAATACAGAAGTAGGAACTGCTGTTAATGGTGGTGCTAACTTTGATAAATTAACATTATCTCCTAACAGAGTTACTGGATATGCTAATCTATCTAATCAAATTTTAGCTCAAAATGGACCTCAAGCTGAAGCTGCCGTAATGAATGATATGGCTCGCAATATGGCGGTTCAAATTGATGCTGCAATGTTCGGCTCTACTAACGTAACTAACGCGCCAAGAGCAATAGCTCAAACTAGTGGAGTTCTTACTTTTACTGAAGCTGCTTCTTTTGATGTTGCTTCTGATATGTTAGAGGCTATTCAAACTATTGCTGATGACCACGGTTTAGATGGAAATTTAGCATTCGTTAATAGCTGGGAATTATACTCTGCTATAAAAGGTGCTGCTCAAGTAGCTTCCGTATATCCTCTATATGTAGATGATAAATTGGCTGGTTATAATGGCTACTTCTCTTCTGCTCCAGCTTCTGTTGCTGGAACTTCTGGAGATGGTATATTCGGAGATTTCTCAAGAGTATTTATGGCACAATTTGGTCCTATGAGTATTCAGGTTGATCCTTATACAAGAGCAATCGAGGGCGAGGTTAGACTAATCTTAAATAACTATTTAGACTTTGGTGTAGCTGATGGTGCTTCTTTTGTGAAGTATACTACTTTAAGTGCATAATTTTAATTGGAGAGAGTTTAATCGCTCTCTCCTTTTTTTACTTTTTTATATATGTTAAATTATAATTATTTCAGTATTGATGGATATGTAAATTATGGTAAGCTAGTTTTAAAAACTGCTCCAACTGATACTGCTATTACATTAGCTGAAGCTAAGCAACATTTGAGAGTTGATTCTGATTATGATGATGACAATGATTATATAACTGCATTAATAGGAGTTGCTACTAATCAAGTAGAGGAGTTTACAAGAAGAAGATTAATTAGTCAGACTTATAATTTATTCTTTGATGTTTTTCCTCCTTATATTGATTTACAAGTTGGAATAGTCGATAGTGTTACTCATGTAAAGTATTATGACAATAATAATAATTTACAAACTTTAGATTCATCTAATTATGATTTAGACGATAAGATAAAGCCAGGAAGAATATACGAGAGTAATAATGGTACTTTCCCTGATACTTACGAAAGACCTAACGCAGTAGAGGTTGAGTTTGTCGTTGGAGGTACTGCTGCTGAAGTTGAGGATGCTATTAAGCAAGCTATGTTAATTATAGTTGGACGATACTATGAGCAAAGACAGGATATTGTTTTAGGTACACAAGTACAAGAAATACCTTTAATGGTTGAGTATATGCTAACTCCTTACAGACTTTTAGAATTATGATATTTGGGAAGTTAGATAGAAAATTAACTTTATTTAATCAAACATTTACAACTAACTCTTATGGAGAGAGAATAGCTGGAACTCCTACAAGTGTAACAATTTATGCTGATTTTGATTTTAAAGCTGGTAAGACTAGCTATAAATCAGATGTATTTGTAGGGGAGCAAATGGTTGAGTGTTTAATTAGATATAGGACTGCAATAGGTACGAGTCCAGATTTTTATCTAACTAATGGATCAAATACTTTTGCTATTTTAGGAATTAAAGAAATAGGAAGAAAGGATAAGATGCTTTTAACAATAGTTAAGAAAGATTTAAAAGATATATTCTCAAGCTGATGAATGTAGGGCTAACAATAGATAAAAAAGAACTTGCTAAAATAGCTAAAAATTTAGAGTCTTTAAATATGAGTGATTCTAAAAATAAAACTATTTTAAGACAAGCAATGAAAAAAGCAGCCAAGCCAATTCTAACAGAGTTAAAAGGTTTAGTACCTAAAGATAGCGGACAATTAAGAAAGTCATTAGCGGTAATAAACGGAAAAAATAGAAGAGGTGTTTCTCCAAGTGTTTATATAGGACCAAGAGTTAAAGGAGCTTTTGCTAATGAAAATAAGACTGGCTTTTATTTTTACTTTTTAGAGTATGGTTTTAGAGGTGTAGCTGGTTTAAGAATGTTAGACAAAGCAGCAAGAAGTAAAGGATCAAAAGCATTAAATGACGTAACAAATCAATTAAAATCATTGATTGAGAAACGATTTAAAAAATAATGGAAGTAGGAAAAGCAATATATAATATTTTAAGTAATGATTCTAATGTAGCTCCTTTAGTTACAACTGGAGGTATTACTAGAATATTTCCAGCTAGATTTAAGTTTAGTCAAAATGATCCTAGTCTTCCTTTTATAGTTTACCAAGTTGTAAGTGATATACCTAATATGACAAAAAACGGAGTATCTACTTATGACTATGTTAGTGTCCAGATTACTTTGGTTCATTCTAAGTATAGCGATTTAATTACTTTGTCAGGATTTGTTAGAACTGCTTTAGATTATGTAAGTGGTACTTATGATGGAGTTGTAGTAGATAAGATATTTTTTGAAAATTCTGTTGAATCTTTTGATGATACAAGCGGAACAAATGGAATTTATCAAATAGCACACGATTACAGATTTAATATAAATAGATAAATTTATGGAAACTTATAAAGTTAAAATTAAAAAAGATATTGAGTGTAGAGAAGTACAATATAAAGAGGGAGAATCTTATAATGTAGTTAGAGCAGTTTATAACTTTTTAAAGCATAATAACGCAATAGATAATAAAAAAAAGCAATCTAAAAAGGAGAAAAACGAAGATACTCCTTTAGATACAATCAATAATTAATTAATTAAAAAATAATAAACAATGGCAATTTTTAACGGAACAGAGCTAATATTAAAAGTTTCTCCTACTGATGGAGGAGCTGAAGCTAAATTAATGCACAGTCAAAACGTATCACTTTCAACAAATGTAGATACTATTGATATTACAACAAAAGACTCTTCAGGATTTAGAGAGCTTTTAGGA